AACACAGAAAAACGGCGTGACCTTCGGGTCACACCGTTCTCTGCGACAAAATAGTTACTTGTCACTATTAAGCCTTGATTTTTCGGGCTTTTTCTACATTCGGAAAAATTTTCTTGTTTTTTCTAAATAAAAATCAAAAAGAGACATTTGTCTCCAAAAGGAGAATGTTTAGAAAAAATGGAGAGAAAACGGAAGGGGAGAGACAGATTTGTTTCTGAATGGAAAAGAAGAAAAAGATTGTGCTTTCATAAACGCACCCTCTGCTGCCATATCCTCATACAAATCAGTAATAGGGTCTCCCTTGGATTGCAGATACGCAGCAGTGAAGGGAACACCCGCGGCGGAGGAGGGGTATACGCCTAAGCCATGGTTCACATAATAAGGATCTAAGCCGGCGGCAAGAATTTCGTCCTTTGTTAGCCCCTGTGTCAGCTGATGCACGATGGTGCCCATCATCTCCAAATGGGCGAATTCGTTAGGGTGTTATATCTATCATTGATTAGTGATTAGTTTTCGGGTGATATTTTGGGGAAGAGGATGATTTCAAAATTGTCGGCGGGCACATTCTTTTTCCCTTTTATTTTTTTATGATATTCAACGTGATCCAGCACCTCTTTTAAAAGCTTATTCTTTTCTGCAGGGGTAAGCGTTTCATAGGTATCCAGAATATTTTTAATTTTAGGAATCATGGAAACCTGATTTTTTCTTGCTGCTTTCAGCTTGGAAAGCTCTGCCTGCGTTTCTTCGATTGCGGATCTGATTTCTGCCATTTTTTCAGACAGAGTTTTATTTCTGGCGGTGAACACTTCGGGGGTATAAATTCCCGTTTCCAGAAATTCAAAAATCTTTTCAAACTGGGATTGCAGACCTTGCAGCTCCTGCTCCATATCGGCAATGGCGTGTTCCAGTGCCATGATTTTTGTGGAGAATACATCCGCGGAGGATTCCTCTTCCCATGTCGGTTCATGCTGCTTCATCCACAAGGAGAGGGCTTCCAGAATTTTTCCTTCCACCATATAAAGGGGGGAAGAAATCTGCGGGCAGAAATGTGTGTGGCAGATAAGGGATGCGGGCTGTCCTGTTTTGAGATAAGGGCGGCGCTGCATGGCATTTCCGCAATAGGAGCAATGGACAAGACCTGCCAGAGGGTTTTGCATGATTCCATTTACACCTGTTGGTCTATAATGCTGCTTCATTTTCGCCTGTGCAAGATTCCAAAGTTCTTCTGAGATGATGGGTTCATGCAGACCATCAACGAGCAAATAATTTTCTGTCAGAGGACGTGTTTTTTTGATTTTTCCATTTTCCGTATGTTTTTTTTCGGGGCGGCGATTCCAATGGACTTTCCCGATATATACAGGATTTTGCAGCATACGGGTGACGGATGCGGTTGCCCATGTGCCGCCTTTACGATTGCGGATGCCCATCTGATCCAGACGCTTAGCAATGGTGGCGCGGCCAATATCGGCAAAGGTGCCATCCGGCTGCGGGTCTCCATAGGCATACAATTCATAAGCCAGCTTTACTGCTGCGGCTTCTATGTCATCTACTTCCAGAGTGAAGCCTTTTTCCTGCGGCAGCTTTACCCGACGATAGCCGAAGGGTGCAATAGAGCCTGCAAACTTTCCCTCTTTTACGGATGCCTCACGCCCACGCTGCATGCGGCGGAGGATGGTTTTATATTCCCGACGGGACATAAACTGGGAAAATTCAAAATATTCTTCATCAAATTCATCATTTGGATCATAAGACTTCATGGGAGTGATAATCTTTGTGGAGCTATACTTAAAGGCATTTAAAATAATGCCCTGATCCAGAGTATTGCCACGACCGAGACGTTCCACTTCCATAACAAGAACGCCCTGCCAGATGCCGGCTTCCACATCCTGAAGGAGCTGCTGCATGACGGGGCGGCCGGCGATTGTTTCGCCGGAGAGGATTTCTTTATAGATTTTAGTAATTGGTAATTTTAATTTTTTTGCCAAGGCAAGCAGAGTTTTTTCGTGGCGGGCAAGGGTTTCGCCTTCGCCTGCCAATTCTGCCTCTGCATCTGCTCTTGATTTTCTGAGATAGATACAATACGGCATATTTTTCCCCTTTCTTTTCTCATTAAAACGATTTCTTAATAGCTACTACTATTTGCATCATAGCACAGAACGGCAGAGGAGAAAAGCGAACAAGGGGAAATTGCAATAAAAAAAGCACCCGAAGGGGGGTGCTGCGTTGTGTTTTATTGAGGGGGATTACAATCTTTGCAAGGAGTATAGCCTTCGCTTTTGGCAGCTTCAAAGTTGTATATCCAAAAAGAATCATAATTCAGATGGTAACAACCGTAGCTATGATAGCGAGAGCCGCTTTCGGTAACGATAACAGCATGATTATGATAAAAGTTATACTCATCCGAGATTGCACCTAAATTATTTTGGTAGCGGTTTATTTCTTCTAAATATCTGCGTTCTCTATACTCTGCCTGCGTCAGAAGAAATTCCTTATCTGAAACTTCTGTTTTCAGGGCGGAGCATTGATAAGCCAGATAAGCATTTGTGCAAAGGCTTACGCATACAACAAGGATGCAGATTATGAAAGAGCGAGAGGGTGTACTCTTTTTTTCAGGTTGCACCTCCGGGGTTGGCTGTGCGGCAGGCGGAGGAGTTGGCTGAGAGGGTTCGGCAGCTGCCTCCTGCGTGTCTGCGGTGGTTTCTTCATGCTCAGGGACAGAGGCGGCAGAGGTCTCCTCCGCAGCGGAGATTGCCATTTCTGCAACAGGTACATTCTGAGAGAAGAAAATTCCTTTTCGTTTCCAATAATAGATTGAAACAAGAATTGCAACAGTGATGCTTGCAAGTTGTTGTGATATATCATTAAAGGAGAAAGCCCCTGAGATAGAGTAAATTCCGATTACAATCATATTATAGATAAAAACGGCGATATTAGAGATTTGTATGGTATACCATGAATAGGGTTTCCAATTTCTAAGCCCCCAAAAGGAAATGGCGGACATTACTGCAAGTGCTATCGCACAGATTAAATCAAACAAGCAGACGGCGAATAGCGTCGGATCTTCATATAAGGAATTGAAACTTGAAACGGCTGAAATGGTATTGGTAATAACGGATAGCGGCAATGCGATCCAAAGGAAAATTGAGTGATATAGGAGTGGAGCTGTTTCTTTGTTATCGTATTTTTTCATAATAATTCCCCTTTTCTTTCATGAAATGAAATAGTATCTTCACGAATCATACCACAGGGGAGGAGGGTATGGGAATTGTGGAAAACATACAAAATTTGACAGAATAATTTTACATAAAAATTTATTGATTTTTTGAACGGTGAATGATATGATATATAAACGAACAAATGTTCTTATTTTGCATGAAAAAGGGAACAGAGGGGATGGGATAGGATGAAAGAGGAATACAGGCAGGCGATACATAAAATGATTGATTGTATTGAAGATGAGATTATTTTGAAAAAAGTATACAGCTTTATTATTTCCAAGATAAAAAAATAAGCAGCGGTTCGCTGCTTATTTTTTTTGCCCTTCGACTAATGCTTTTAGGAAGTCTTTGATAACCTGTTTCCCTTTTTCATCTAACTGCCAGTAAGCCCAGAGAAAATTTTTAATAAATTCATCGTCGCTTTCTTCGATTTCGGAAAGTAAACAGGAAAACTCATCAACTGGAAGGTCAGGCAGGAACATTCCACCAGTTCCATTTTTGAGCCATTCCTTATTGACATTAAATCTTTCACAAATTAGATTTAGATTTCTCTCTGTCAGCGAAAGTTTCCCTTTTTCAATATCGCTAATAGTAAAATTTGTTACACCGATTTTTTCTCCAAATTCTTTTTGTGTAAGTTTAAGGGTTTTTCTTAATTCTTTAAGCCTTTCATTCATGCGGTAACCTCCTTTCGATTTCTCTTTTCTTTATAGTATAGGTATAACCTATTTTTTGTCAATAATAATTTAAAAAAGACTTGACAAAATAGGTAGAATCAATTATATTTTAATCAAGTAATCGGTAAAACCTAATAAATGGAGGTGAAAAATATGTTTACAAAAGAAGATGTACAGGACATGAACCAAGTGAGCAAGGATTTAAAAAAACTGGACAAAAACAGTCAGATTATTGCTTCATCTGTTGTTGCGTGCCTACTGGCGCGCCAGAAGATGGACGAGGAAGGGAAGGCAGTGGTTTAAAAAGGGAGAAGGAGGTGTGAAGATGAGAAGAATTGTTGAGGTATACGAAGCGCACAGCGCAGAGGAAGCAAACCAGAAATTAAAACAGGGATGGCGATTACATTCGGTATTCGGCACCCCTAAGAAAAGAATTTACGTCCTCGTAAGATTTGAGGAAACAGAGGGGATGTTCTGACTTATTTAGATACTTTCCCCAGAATGTAATTGAGATAAGAGCCATACGCATCGGATGTAGTTTCGACAGAAACAAATTTCCAACCTTGTTTTAAGAGTTCATTGGCTTTGGAAACATCCGGAACGAGTGTGAGTTCTACAATATCAAGATTATTCATGCTGTTTCACCTCCTTTCTTTGTTCTATTATAGAGAGTTTTGGGGGCGAAGGCAAGGAGGGAAGGGAAGGGAGGTGGTGCGGATGGCGGCGACCGGAAATTTTGCATTATGGTTAACAGCATCAATACTGGGCGTGCTGCTTGGTGACTACATTTGGTCGCTCTGGGAAAGGAGGAAAAGGAAATGACACAAAGGCAACAGGAAATCCTTCTGCTTGCAGGAATGTATGCAGAAGGGCTGCGTTGGCTGGCGAGAGACGAATACTTTGGCAAATACGCAAACGCTTTGTGCGGATACAGAGAAAAGCCGCACAAGGAGGGCGATGCACATAACGGGGAAAGGGTAATCTACTGGGCAGAGCCGCGGAGCTTGGACAGCTTCGTAACTAATTTTGACGGATTGGCAGATCATCTTTTTTCCGAAATCAAAGGGACAGATGCAGAGCCGACGAGCATCGGCGAATTATTAGCTGAGAAAATTCTGGAGGAGCTGGGCGGCATTGATGCCGGAGGAAAGCAGATTCAAAATTTTTTCCAGCGGCAGGGTTTTCTTTAATTTACCCCAAAGGGTATCATCCTCCAGCAAAGAGAGAAATTGATAGCCGGCAGGGGTGATGCCATTGATTTTAAAAACGGCAGGAGCTACATGGGGATGTTCCGGGTTTGCCCTGGTGAGCATTCCGGACTGAACCAGACAGGAGACGGCTTGAAAAACATCTATAGCCGAAAAGGATTCGGAGAGGTCACCGGCAATACGCCTTGCGTTGATGCCGAACATTTTTCCGTTACGTTTCGGAACGAGGTTTTTATCAAGGTACTGCATTACAGATTTTATACAGGATTCATTTAGCATTGGGATTCCCCTTTCGTATTTTTGAGGTTGTGGTGATTTCATTATAGAGGGGTGGGCTTATTTTGGCAAGGCAGGGAAGAAGGTGTGATGATGGAAGTATCAAAATTTGCAGAGGAGGAGCTGCGGCGGACGGAAGCGATTAAAAGAGACAAGACGCTGCAGGCGATGATCCGGACAAGGGACATGCAGATTCAGCGGCTGCGGCGCAAGCTGCTGCGGTGGCGGTGCTTGGGAATGGCACTAATCACTTTGACAGTGATACTGCTAATTTATTTATAAACGATATGAAGAAGCAGGGCGGCGCGAACAGAGACCGATGGATTCCCCCTTAATACATACATTTTCAATAATTTCGCCCTGTTTCTTTATATATACAGAAAAACGGACAAAGAGCGGCGCATAGATTGAAGAAGGAGGTGGAGCGAATGGCACTGGCGATGGAATACACCAGCGGAAATGCAAAAATCAAAATTATGGATGACTTCTGCAGTGCGCCGGATCAGAAGGAGAGAGACGCAAGGATACTGAAACGAGTGGACGCGATTGTTCTGGCTGCCATTCGGGCGAATCCGGAAAAATACTATGCGCTGCTGAAGCAGAAGGAAGAAGCCCGGGAGGAGCTGACAGCAACAAGGAGAAAGAGTTGATTTCAATGACAGGAAAGGAAATGACGGCTTATGCGGCAGGGACAAGATGCCGCCGGAAACCGATGATACCCCAGATAACGAAGGCGGCCGCGGAGGAATTGGGACTTGCTCCGGGCTGCGAGGTTATCTTTCACTACACAGTGATTGGGACGGGGGAAGAAAAATTGCGGAAAATACAGAAAAGGCGGAAGGGAACCGTAACAGACCTTCACGCGCACATTTTCCGCATTACATGGGCAGGGGCAAAGTGGAAGGAATGCTTTGCCTACAGCATGCTGCAAAGGAGAGAAGGAAGCTGGATAGAGATTAAGAGGGGGTGAGATAAGATGTACAGCGATCAGGTATTTTTACTTTTAAGCGCCGCAGCGGTTTTGCTTGAGATGGCGGCGGTATGCTGGGTATGGGAGAGGAAGATGAAGCAGGCGGCGCAGCGGGAGCAGGAGGCGGAGCAGCGCCGGAGGGCGCGTTTGCATGACGACTACTGCACGCAGGAGGCGGCGCGGCTTTACAAACTGCGGCGGAGATAAGAAAAAGGAGGAAAGGATTATGGAAAAATTTTTACTGGAGGACTTTGCAGGAGGGGCAGTTGCGGAGAGAATCGGCAGTGCCATTCAGAGGGTTTACGAAAACATTGCGAACCCGAACATGGACGCAGAGAAGGCAAGAAAGTTGACGATTGAGCTGACCTTTAAACCGGACAAGGACGACAGGACGGACGTTGACGTGACAGCCATCGTTAAGACGAGCTTGCAGCCGGAGAAGGCAATCAGCAGCAGAATGATTGTGGAAAGCGACGGCAGGGGCAACGTACAGGGGAACGAATGGCGCAGGGAAGCCATGAAGGGACAGCTGGAGATTGACCGGGAGGATGCGGAGACACAGGAGACAAGCGGCGGCGTGATTGATTTGCAGGCGCAGAAAAGAAAGGTGGAATAAGAAATGATTAAAGCAGCACTGGAATATATTGTGGGGCTGAACAAGCCGGAAACTGTGAGACATGGCGGCGGCGTTTATGCGGACAAGCCTTTGTACCAGATGAAAAAGGCGGATTTTCCCACGCTGAAATTGAACACGTTGGAAAGCATTGTGCGCTATGTGCAGAAGATTGGGGACGAGCGGCAGAGTGAGGACTACGAAGCCGCAGAGCCTATCATCATACACATTGAAAGTGCGACCTGCGTGGCGCTGAAGGACATTGCGAACGTGGGGGACGGCAAGAGGGACTGCATGGTGCTGGCCACGGCGGAGGTGCCGAGGTTCCAATATGGCGAATTTCACGATGCGGAGAGCTTCAACATTGCTTTGCAGAGCAAATTTCTTGACACGGAGGACAAGGCAACCATTTTGCAGGTGGTCGGCAATCTGAAGGAGGACGCAGTGCGGACGATGACGGACGACGGTGTGAGCCAAGTGACGGCAGTGCGGACAGGGGTTGCAACGGTGGCAGATGTGAAGGTGCCGAACCCTGTTTCCCTGCGTCCGTTCCGCACGTTCATTGAGGTGGATCAGCCGGAAAGCAGATTTATTTTCCGCATGAGAGAGGGCGGCAGATGTGCCATCTTTGAGGCAGACGGCGGCGCATGGAAGCTGGAGGCGAAGAAGAACATTTACAACTATCTGGCGGAGCAGCTGGAAGGAAATATTGACAGCGGCGAAGTGGTTCTGCTTGTTTAAAAAGCGGAGGGGTTAGAAAAATGAACAAAGTGATTTTAATGGGGCGGCTGACGAGAAGCCCGGAGGTGCGATATTCGCAGGGGGCAGAGCCTGTGGCGGTGGCGAGGTACACGCTGGCGGTCAACCGCAGATTCAAGCGAAAGGACGAGCCGGAGGCGGACTTCATCCCTTGCGTGGCACTTGGCAAGAGCGGCGAATTTGCGGAGAAACATTTCCGGAAGGGGCAGCTGGTGGGCGTGATTGGGCGCTTACAGGTGCGCAGCTGGGAGGACAAGGAAGGCAAAAAGCACTGGACAACGGAGGTTATCATTGAGGAGCAGCACTTTGCGGAAAGCAAAAACAGTCAGCCTGCGGCGGCGGAACAAGGAAGGAAGGACACCGGAGAAGGCAAGGCGGCGACCAAGGAGAGCGGACAGGCTGCGGCGGACGGGTTCTATCCCATTGACGAATCGGTCGAAGATGATGATTTGCCGTTTTGACGGTTGAGGAGGAAAAGGAAATTACAGCATGGCGGAAGCCATGCCTGTAAACAAGCTGCAGATGGGGAATCTGCGGTTTGTTTATGGAAGTTCTGAAGATGGAGAAGTTCCATAGAATTTCTCAGCAGCTGAGACAGAAGGGAGGGGGAGTGTTGCCCAAAAGGAAGATTTACATGGCAGTGACAAAAGATGCGCTTTCCCTGCCGCTGGCGGTGGCAGACAGTGCGGCGGAGCTGGCGGAGCTGCGGGGGGTGAAGAAGGAAACCATACAATCCTTAGTTTCCAGAGGGAGGACGGGGAAGATTAAGCGGCCCGGATACATTGTGGTAGAGGTGGAGGAGGAGGATTTGCCGTTCTGAGGAGTGAGAAAATGAGGCAGATAGATTTTTTTGAGGAAATGATAATAGACAATTTCGCAGGCGGAGGCGGCGCGTCAACCGGGATAGAGCTTGCCACAGGCAGAGCGGTGGATGCAGCCATCAACCACGACCCGGATGCGATTCTGATGCACCGGACGAATCATCCGCAAACGAGGCATTATTGCGAAAGCGTATGGGACGTAGACCCATGGGAAGTCACGAGGGGCAGACCTGTCGGGCTGGCGTGGTTCTCGCCGGACTGCAAGCATTTTTCCAAAGCGAAGGGCAGTAAGCCCGTAGACAGAAATATTCGCGGTCTGGCATGGATTGTGCTGAAATGGGCAGGGACGGTCAAGCCGAGAGTTATCATCTTGGAGAACGTGGAAGAATTTCAGACATGGGGGCCGGTGCGGAAGGGAAAGCCTGTGAAAAGCAGGCGCGGCGAAACCTTCCGCAAGTGGAAGGAGCAGCTGCAGGCATTGGGCTATGAGATAGACCATCGGGAGCTTGTAGCGGCAGACTATGGTGCGCCGACCATCCGAAAGAGATTTTTTCTGATTGCCAGATGTGACGGCAAACCGATTATCTGGCCGGAACGCACCCATGCACCGAAGGACAGTGAGGATGTAAAAAGCGGAAAATGCAAGCCATGGAGAGGGGCGGCAGAGATTATCGACTGGATGATTCCATGCCCGTCCATTTTTGACACAACGGATGAAATCAAAGAAAAATACGGTATCCGTGCTGTGCGCCCTTTGGCGGTAAATACACAGAAACGCATTGCAAGAGGCATCGAGAAATTTGTATTGCAGAATAAAGAGCCGTTTATTGTTCCTATTGGGTATGGAGAGAGAAAAGGGCAGGCACCGAGGGTGCATGACATCAATGAGCCGTTAAGTACGGTTGTTGGGAGCGGCAAACAATACCTTGCTATGCCTTCTCTGATTCAGTATCACACAGAGCAATCGGAAAGGGTAAGAGGGCAGGGGATGGATGAGCCGATCATGACGCTGGATGCGGCGAACCGATATGGGCTTTCTGTTGCATATCTGGCGGAATACTTCCAGAACGGCAGACCGCTGGATGTGAAGAGTCCCTTACATACCTCGACCACGAAGGACAGGGAATGTGTTGTGGAGACCTTTATTTCCAAGTTTTACAAAACGGGCATTGGGCAGAAGCCGGACGAGCCTTTGCATACGGTTACAACATCCGCAGGACATTTCGGCATTGTCACAGTGAAAATGAACCGGTCGGAAATGAATTTGCATCACTGGAATGAAGTCAGAGAGCTATTGAATGCGTACTGCGGGTATGCAATCGCAGCGGATGGAATCCTGTTGCTGGATGTCAATGGGACGATGTACTTCATCAGTGATATCGGACTGCGGATGCTGACACCAAGGGAACTGTATGCAGCAAATGGTTTTCCGCCCGATTACATCATCGACCATGACTATACAGGAAAGGCATACGGCAAAACGAAACAGGTCGCACGCTGTGGAAATGCAGTGCCGCCGCCGTTCGCAGAAGCTCTGGTAAGGGCAAATCTGCCGGAGATGTGCGGAAGGCGGTTTGAAACCATGCAGGAACTGCATGGCGTGATTTAAGGCGTAGATGCGGTTGAAGGAGGAAGAAGAAAATGCCGAAGGTAACGATTTATGACACGAGATTTTTTATAAACAGAGGAGAACTGCCGCTCAGTTGCAAAAGAGAGGGAAATCCTCATTGGGAGAATTTTAAAGACCTGATGCTTTTTCTTGGTTCGATTGGGTTTTATGTGAGCGAGGACAAAGAGATTAAAAAGAACTTTCCTTCTTTGAACGAGACACACAGAGCAGGTGGATTTGATGATTTGCGTTTTAAAGCGCAGTATGCACCTATTCGTTTTGAAATTGAATTTTATCAGGATGTATTTCATGTAAATTCGCATGGTGGGTTTTGTGATTTTGATAAATATAAAAAAATGCCGTATCTGATACAGAAGCGGTATGACTGGACGCTGGAGAAGCTTCTGGAATATTTTGAAAAATGCGGATATTCCATAGAATTTGGGAAGAACGCCTGCAAGGGTGCCGCATTTATTGTTCATGATTATATCCGCAGCTGGCATCATCCGCAGGAAAATTGGTTTTCTCTGAAGGCTGTGGACGGGCAGACTGCCGAACATGAAATGAACGGCACAGACAGAGATGGAAAGATATTGCGAAACGGAGAAACAAAATATTTTCGTGACCGGAGCGGCTATCTGCTGCGGGGAAAGGCATACCACAATATTAACAACATGTGGTGGGTTCTGCTGGCGGATGGGCAAGTGAAAAATGTGGCTTGTTTTGATTTATTTGACCTGAAGGAAACGGATTTCAGAGGGAGATGGAAAGAACACAGACCACCGCAGAAATATGTGGAGCGGAAGAAACAGCTTTCTCTTTGCAGCGTGAAGGAACTGGAGAGAGAACTGAAAAGGAGAAGGAGGAAGAAGAAAAATGAATGAAATCACTGTTTGGTTACCCTGGGTTGGGAATTTGCGGCTGGATGAGCCGCCGGAAAACTTAGAATTTTATGTGATGAAAAGCTTTCACAATTTTACGGAAGGAACGGCGAAGGTGTACGAGTTTGAGGACAAGCTGCACTATTTAGACAATCTGCGGAAAAGTCTGCACGCAGGGAGCACTGACGAGCATGTCAGAAGGCTTGTATGCAAGCGTGTGGAGCACAGAATGGAAGAGGAAGGCAATTTCCCGGACAGGGAGGACTTTCTATGCATTGAATTTATGGAGCACTGTTTTGACGAAGGGTTCCTGCCGTTTCACGACACCTATTATTTTGGAAGCAAAAGCGGAAACGAGGAGTGTCTGCGGTCTATTTTGCGGATTATCCGCACGGTTGTGAATTATTCCGAAGAGGAATATGAAAAGCTGTTGGAGGAGGAGGGATGAGCATGGATGCAGTGAAATTTCTGAAGGAAAAAAAGAGGATGTGCATTTCTTCCGGAGACACTTCCTGCCACGGATGTCCTATTTATGCGGAGTGTGGTATATTGACGTGCGCGCAATTTCAGGACACATTACCCAATCAGACGGTTAAAATTGTGGAGAAATGGGTGAAGGAGCACCCAAGGGAAACAAGGAAAGATGATTTTTTTGAAAAATTCCCTCATGCGAAAAAATTGAGTGATGGTATTCCGGAAGTGTGTGCGGCCAAAGTGGGCTACTTGCGTGAATGTCCACACCCGAATGTTGAGGATTACTGCAAAGAGTGCTGGAATACGGCATTGGAGGAAGAATAGAAGGAGGAAACACTATGGAAGAAAAAAGAGAAAAATCAAATATGGAGCTTTGGGCTGAGGAGGAAATCAGAATTGCTTGCGAGAGAGAGCGTGGCGGCACTTCGGAGGACAAGTGGGATTATGGTGTGACCTGCTATGAAAGTGCGCTAAAGGCGTTCAGATCCTTGGCGGAGGATGGACATAGCGGGATGAGCATTGGCATTACACTTAACATTCTCAACAGTTTGGTGAAGGGACAGCCCTTAACACCGATTGAGGATACAGATGATGTTTGGAATAAATGCGGACGAGATTACGAAAAAGATTATATTACATACCAATGTAAACGAATGAGTTCCTTATTCAAGGATGTGTATGCGGATGGACACATTGAATATAGTGATGTCAATCGTTTCAGCTGTAGGACATTAGACAGTTCTGCTTGGTGGCATAATGGTTATGTATCAAAAATTGCCAGTGAGTATTTCCCCGTCACAATGCCGTACATTCCTCGCACCTATACTGTGGTTTGTGAGGAATTTCTGTCAAACAGAAAAAATGGCGATGTTGACACAATCGGGATTTTGTATATTCTTGACAGTGCCGGTGATAGAAAGGAGGTCAACCGATATTTTGCAGAAGCAGAAGAGGGGTGGCGTGAAATCTACCGGGTGGAATATGAGCAGCGCAGACAAATGGACGCAGACAGAAGGGCTGCTGAGAAGGAAGAAGAATAAACCGGAAGGAAAGAGGAGAAGAAGAAAATAGCAGAGCGAAGGCATAGCCAAGAAGCGAAGGGCAAGGCAATGGCAGAGGATTTAGGAGAGAGGGCGAAGCAATGGGGAAAAAGGGAATCTGCAACATGGACTGCCTGCACTGCGTGCATCCGGATTGCATCAACGAGCGGCCGATGACGCGGCAGGCAAGATATTACTGGCGGCACAGGGACAGGCTTTTGGCTGAGAAGCGAGAGAAATACAGGAGGAAAAAGAATGAACTTGAAGGACTACCAGAGAGGAAGGAATGACGGGCTTGCATTGGCGTTAAAAATTGTGCAAGAAGGCGGCAGGGAGGCTCTGGAAGCGGAAATTAAAAACAGAGGTGTGACAGGAGGGGAACTTATCATGAATTATAATGAGAGCAAGGAGACAGTGCTGCAGCTGCTGCCTGCGGAAGAGGTGATTTTGCAGTTTGCTGAGGAGTGTGTGGAGCTATCCAGAGAGATTCTGGTGTTTGATGTGGAAGCAGACGGAAGGCTGCTGTCGAATGGTACGGAATATAAAATGCTATCCAAGGTGAGGGAAGAGGCTGCGGATGTGGAGCTGGTGGCGGATGTGCTGCTGGACAAGATATATGCCGCGTATGACAGGCGGATTCTGGGTAGCATGGTGGGATCTATGCTGATTGTAGTGAAAAGGTTAGGGCTGATTCACATCAAAGAATCCTTACATGAGGTATGCCATGATCTGGCGAAGGCGGCACTCAAGCTGCGCCGCGCCAGAAGCGGGGATAACCCCACACTGATTACCGAGGAGGCGGCAAGGGAAATGCTTCTTTGTCATATCTCCATGATAATGGCTTTGGATACCATTTTATTTAATGGTGAGGCACGGGAGAAGATGGAGAAAATAAAGGAGCAGAAGCTGGAAAGATGGGCGATGCGGCTGAAAGGAGCGACGGCGAATGGCGAGAGAGAAGGCGTACTACTGGATAAAAGTGCCAATTAACTTCTTTGACGACCCTGCGATTGATTGGATTTCAGACCAAAAAAACGGAAACGACTACATCGTTTTCTACTTACGATTATGCCTGAAAAGCGCAAACACCGGCGGGGTTTTGATTCGCAATGTTGGAGATATGCTGATCCCATATGACGTGGAGAAGCTTGCCGAAATAGGGCGAACAGACATTGATACTGCTGCTGTGGCTCTGAAATTATTTGAGCAAGTCGGATTGATTGAAGTTTTGGAAAGCAAGGAATTATACTTAACTGCGGTGAAGGACATGGTTGGTTCTGAAACTGCGGCGGCACACAGGCAGCGGATTCACAGGGATAAGAAAGCGGCGTTAGTGGGACAATGTACGGACAATGTCACACAGATGTCACAGGAAGTTTGTGACAATGTCACACAGATGTCACAGGAAGTTTGTGACAATGTCGCAACAGAGAAAGAGATAGAGATAGAGAAAGAAAAAGATAAAAAAGAAAAACGCGGCAAGCGCGTTTTCACACCCCCGACACTGGAAGAAGTGCAGGCATACTGCAAGGAGCGGGGAAACAGCATTGATCCACAGTATTTTTTAGATTACTACACATCAACGGGATGGATGCGCGGAAAAGTCAAGCTGAAGGACTGGAAGGCTGCGGTTCGCACTTGGGAGCGGCAGGATGCAAAGTGGCAGGGTCAGACGGATGACCGGCAACAAGGTGCATCGGCACCCGGAGCGGCAGCTGCTGCCAAGAACAACGCCTTGGCGAAACGGCTTGGAAGATAGGGGGTGAGAGCATGGAGGAGGCAAAGGAATTATATAGCTCCGGAACGGAAAAGAGTATTCTCGGGTGCATGTTTCTGGACCGTGCAGCGGCAGAGATGGGCAGAAATACGCTGAAAGCAGAGGATTTTTATATACCCACGTATCGCGCGATATTTGAGGCAATGCAGGCGGTGGAAGTGATTGACATTATGACTGTATGGAACGAACTGCAGCGAAGGGGAGAAGGCGAGCGCATCAGCGTTGATATGCTGAGGGATATTTTTCTTTTTGTTTCCAGCAGTATTAACATAAAGGCCCATGTGGAGGATTTGCAGCGGCTGAGCTATTACCGCAGATCCAAGGGACGAACGCAAGCACTCATGCAGGCGGTATTGAAACAGGATGATGATGAGATTGCCCGTATTCTGGCAGAACAGCAGGCAGACAGCTGGGGCGGCGGAGAGATAAAAACGGTTTTGGATGCATTTCATGAGCGGATGGAGAAACTGGAAAGAATCCGGAAAAGCGGAAACCGTTTGCTTGGCATCAGCACAGGATTTGCTGATTTGGATGGAGGTCTTGGTGGGCTGCAGGATGGGGCGCTTATTATTCTTGCCGGGCGGCCTTCTATGGGTAAAACTGCACTTGCTTTGGATATTGCAAGAGGAGCTGCGAAGGCACTGACAGAGGAAAAGGACAGGGCTGCTATTTTCAGCATGGAAATGCCTGATGATGTAATTGCACAAAGGATTTACACCGCCGAGTGCATGGTAAGCAATAATCAATTTTTTGCAAACAAAAGTTATGAAGAATGGAAGGAAACAAGCAGAGAGGCTGAAGAAAATCGGAATAGATTTGAAAAAGTTATGGAGCGGCTGCTGATTGATGACCGCAGCGGCATGACGATTGAGCGGATGCGAGGGCAATGTCATAAGTGGAAAAGCAATGGCTATCATCTGAAATTGATTGTAGTGGACTATCTGCAGCTGATGCAGGGGAAAGGAGAAAACCGCACCAGAGAAATCGGCGAAATCAGCCGAGGGCTGAAACGTCTGGCAAAAGATTTTGATTGCCCGGTTTTGGCACTTTCACAGTTAAGCAGAAAATGTGAAGATAGGGCGGATTGCAGACCCATGCTTTCCGATCTGCGAGAGAGCGGCGACATTGAGCAGGATGCAGATGTTGTTTTGTTGTTGTGGCGAGAGGAATATTATTTTCCGGATTGCGACGAAAGCAAAAAGGGGCAGGTAGAGGTAAACATTGCAAAGCAGAGAGAAGGCCCGACGGGCACGATTTATCTGCGGTGGTTTGCTGATAAAACAACCTTCCGAGATTTCGTGCATTTTACGCCAACGAAGGAAGCACCGCCAAAGGAATGGGTGCAGGAACATCTTTGATTTCAAGGCGGACGAGGTGATAATATGAAAAACGAGAAGCAGGAAAGCCCGGCGGCAGAAATTCTCTGGCTGCGAGGGCTTCGCGCCTTTGTGGCGGAAAACAGTACAGAGCGGCTTTTGGCGGAGGCGGATGCCCTAGATGCGGCACGCGTGGAGACGGAGGCGGACAAGCAGGCGCTTTTCCTGCGGACGCTTACGCTGATAGAGAGAGGGGAGAAGGCGGACTTTTACAGCCGAGTGCTGCAATATGCGGAGCTGAGAGAAAGAGGGGAGAAGGGCGGCGCGGAGCAGGCAATCCGCAGGCATTGGGGGGAGCTGCAGCAGATGGAAAGAGGGATTTCGGAGCATTATGAAAAGCTGAGGGAGGGGTGCAGGTGACAACAAAGAAAGAGATGGCGCGGCTGATAGAGCAGATGGCGGACACACCGGAGGCAACGCAATGGCTGCGGGAGAGAAACGAGGCAATGCGCAGGAGCCTGCGGGACATTTCGCTTTCTGCGGTGCAATATGACGCAGCGGGGGGCAGGAGCGGTCACGGAGACAGCACAGCCGAAAAGGTTTTGAAGCGAGCGGAGACGGAGGAGCGGATCCGCACCAACGAAAGAGCGATTCGAGACAGGCTGCGGCTGCACTCTGACCTCAGCCTTGTGATGGCGGAGGCGCTGACAACGGAGGAGCGGACAATCATCTGGGGGAAGCATGCGGAGCGCCTGGCATGGGAGCGGGTGGCACGGAAGGCGAGACTTTCCAGAACTGCCTGCTTTCGGAAGGAGGCGGAGGGGATGGAGAAGCTTTGCAGGGCTTGGGATGTGCATAGGGAGAAGGAGGAAAAAGAAAAAAGCAAGGATGTTTAATCCTTGCTTTTTTTTAATGCTGCTGTTTTGTGGGTGAAAGAGTTTCCTGCCTGATTGCATCCAGCTTTTCCAAAATGAGCAGCTTCGCCCCGTGTGGCTTTTATTCGACTGCTACCAGTTCCATGCCATCGGATGCCACATCCGGCAGGAAGGTGCCCAAGCTATCGAACGGGATAAACAGGTTTTTCCCATCGAAGCTTTGGAAGTGTGCAAGCGTTCCGGCTTCTATCATGACATATTCATTGAAATCCGCAAAGTTGAAATAGATCCCGCCGATATGGTAATATGCCGCAGCCTCTGCGGCGGTTTCCTGCTTGAGCTGTGCAAGGGTCATTGTGAGTTGTCCGTTTTCGTCTCTGTATCGTTTCATGGTGGTTGCTCCTTTCGTTGTTCTTATACAAGTACCACAAATTTTTTTGTAGGATTATCTTTCACAAGTTTCTTGATTGCATTATTTAGTTTTCTTGTTGTAAAATCATCAGCATACCAAGTTTTTATAATATGGGATTCGTTGCCTTTTTCTACGAGAGAAACGATATTTGCTACTTTCTTGATTGTTACTGTCATGATTTCATCCTCCTTTGGTTTTGCGGTTTTCTTAACTTCTTGTACTTAGTATATCACTAGAAATAGTGATAGTCTATTGACATTATCACTAAAATTAGTGACGGTGATTTGTGCATATTATCACTTGAAATAGTGATATACTTTTGTTATGATAAGAATACGAAAGAAGGAGGTGCATAAAATGGGTATCAGCTATGACAAAATGCTGAAGCTATTCCAAGAAAGGGGTATCACAAGCTACACGATGAGGAAAGAAAAAATCATCGGGCAGGCAACTTGGAAGAAGATTCAGGAGGGCGGAAACATTGACACAAAGAGTCTGGGTGCCTTATGTGGGTTTCTGGACTGCCAGCCGGGGGATTTACTGGAATATGTGAAGGATTGAAAGGAAGTGGATGGAATGAGTGAGAGAGAAATGGCGGCAAGCTTACTGGAAAGAGTACCGGATTACAAGATGGGCTATGTATTGGCATATTTACAGGGGATAACAGCGGACGAGGCTGCGGATGATGCTTTTTGTGAAAGGATGTACGAAAGCTATCGGAATGACCCCGATCCGGAGAAAGACGTTACCTATTCTTTAGAGGAGTGCAAAAAGGAATGGGGGCTTGATTGATGTACAGAATCATCATCAAAAAGAGGGCGAAGAAATTCATTGACAAGCTGCCCAAGCAGGAGAAGCTCCGCCTTGTAACAGCCATTGAAGAATTACCGAACGGCAGCGACATCAAGAGAATGAAAGGGCATGACGACCTGATGCGGCTGCGTGTGGGTGATTATCGTGTAGTTTATACGGTAGACAACGGAGAATTGATTGTATTAGTAATTGATGCAGGAAACAGGGGAGAAATTTACAACAGATATTGAACGGAAAGCGCTGCGGAAATGCAGCGTTTTTTTATTTTCTGCGAAAAAATGTACGATTTGGGACGATTTGGGACGATTTGGAACGATTTTGTACGATTTGGAACGATTTTGTACGATTGATATGATATAGTGGTATACAGGAGAGCTCGCGAGGGTTCTCCTGTTTCATTTTATTCCTCCTGGGGCGGCTGCCGATTTCGGCGGCTGCCTTCCCTGCATAAAGAGGGGGGAGGGGCTGCATAAAATGCGCCAAAGCGGCATTTCAGGGGGGTTATTTAACTCTTTGGGGAAGTGTTAAGGAGCGGCGGCGAAAAACGGGTTTCTTCCTAATAAGGGGGAGAAAAAGAAATATTTAACACAATCTTATGTTATGTTAAATAAAAAAAGAGCGAGGAAAGCGGCGAAAAGCATTGAGATTTCGGGCTTTCTTGGCTCTTTTGCATTTATGCGGCATTATGCGCGCGGAAATTTATGCAAAAATTTTTCGGCACCGAAAACATGAAAAGTGCCGAAAAAAGGGGGGTGAAAAGGTGGCGAGCAAGAACGAAGAAAAGATTTATGAAAACATGAAAAGCCTTGAAGAATGGGCGTTTGCGGGGCTTTCACAAAAGGAAATGGCGGAAATGCTGGGGATGGCATATTCAACATTTCGGGAGCTGCGGAAGAAAATTCCGGCACTTTCGGCACTCTTGAAAAAAAGTGCCGATTTTTTAAAAGCGGAGCGGAAAAAGGAAATTGAGAAGGTGGAGGTTTCGCTTTTAAACCGATGCCTGGGCTACAACGCGGACATCAAGAAGCACATGAAGGTGAAGAAGCCGATGCAGGGGGCAGACGGCAAGGTTCTGACGGACGCGAACGGGAAGGTGATTACGGAGGAGGTACTGGAGGAGGTAACGGAGCAGCAGCACGTTCCTGCGGACGTAGGGGCAATCAAATTTTATCTTTTGAACAAAGCAAAGGACAAATGGAAGGAGAACCCCGACAGGTTGGAGCTGGAGAAAAAGAGAGTGGCGAACGACACGAAGCGGACGAAGCTGGCGGAGCAGGCGGCGAGTGGCGGCGGCGTGAGCGGAAAGACGATAGAAGAAATCTTAGAGGAAGCGGAAAGCGGTGGAGCAGATGCCGAGGTATGACGTTTTACGAGATGCGAAGAAATACATTGAAGCCTTTCTTTGCATCAAGACAAAGGAAAGCGAGATTGTGCCCTTTCGTCTGAACTCCGCGCAGAATCGATTATATGAGTGCATCAAGGAGCAGCAGGCAGAGGGCAAGCCGATCCGCATTATCATTTTGAAAAGCAGGCAGATGGGCTTTTCCACGCTGACGGAGGCGTTGATTTATTACAAAACGGCGACCAGAAGCAACGTGAACAGCTTTATCATCACGCACAAGGACGATGCGACAACGAACCTTTTCAACATGAGCAAGCTATTTCAGGAGAGAAACCCGGCGAGACCGCTTTTAAAGAACAGCAACGCGAAGGAGCTTATCTTTGAGAATCCCACGAAGAACCGGAGGGAGAAGGAACGGCTTCCCGGACTGAAAAGCAAGATTAAATGCGCGACAGCCGGGGGCAAGGGCGTGGGGCGAAGCGACACCTTAACAAACGTGCATGCCTCGGAGCTTGCCTTCTGGCCGGGAGAGATTGCGGAGACCTACACCGGACTGATGCAGGCGGTGCCGGCGACAAAGGACAGCATGGTGATCATAGAAAGCACGGCGAAGGGGTTTAACTTCTTCAAAGAGATGTGGGACGACGCGGTAGCAGGGCGAAATGACTATGTACCATTTTTTGCGGCATGGTTTGAAATGGACGAATACCGCAGGGAATGGCACGGGGAGCAGCTGACGGAGGAGGAAGAAGCGCTCAAGACCGCTTTTGGCTTAGACAACGAGCAGCTGATGTGGCGCAGATGGTGCATCCGTAACAACTGCAACAATGACATGGATCTATTCCACCAAGAATACCCTTCAACACCGGAGGAGGCATTTATTGCAACGGGTGCAGGGGTATTTGACAACAAGGCAATCATCATACGGCTGCGGACGATGGAGGAGAGCCCCAGAAGGGGACGCTTCACCTACGAGGAGACACAGGAGAGGCTTGACCGTATTCTTTTGCAGGAGCGGCGCTTTACCGAGGACGAAAAGGGGGAGATTCTTCTTTTCCGAGAGCCGGAGCAGGGCAGACCCTACACGCTGGGCGGTGACACGGCAGGGGAAGGGAGCGATTCCTTCACGGTACAGGTGATTGACAACATTACAGGGGAGCAGATGGCGCGGCTGAAATGGCAGAGCTGTGACGAGGACAGCTATGCAAAGCAGGTCTACTGCCTTGGCAGGTACTACAATGACGCACTGGCGGCGGTGGAGACGAACTTTTCCACGCACCCACAGAAGGTATTGGAATACTTACATTACCCGAAGCTTTATGTAAGGGAAATCTACGACAACTACGAGGGCAGGCTCAGAAAAAGCTTTGGCTTTCAGACGAACGGACTGACGCGCCCTGTACTGGTGGCAACGATGCAGGAATTCATGCGGAGCAACCTACACCTAGTACATGACAGGGACACCTTGCAGGAGATGCTTTCCTTCATTCGCAACGAAAAGGGGAGAGCGGAGGCGGAGCAGGGCGAGCATGACGACCTTGTGATGGCTTACGGCATTGCACTGATGGCAAGGGCGAGCGGACAGCAGCGGATGGATATGCCGGAGGAAAAGAAGGAGAAGAAAGCGAAATGGACGGCGGACATGTGGGAGGACTACCACAACGCCGACAGGAAAGGAAAGGCTTATCTGAGAGAAAAGTGGGGTGATGGCGGTTGAAATATGTGATGCCCATTGAAGATAGAAGGATGGTGGGCGTGATTGGGGACTATCTGAGGGAGCGAAACGAGAGGGATTATGTGCTTTTTATGACGGGGGTATACCTTGGGCGCAGAATCAGCGACATTTTACAATACCGGGTGCGCGACCTAAGAGGAAAAGACCGCATTGCCATTGCGGAGCAGAAAACAGGGGAAACGATTCTCCTGCCCATCAATCCGCACCTACAGAAAATCTACAGGGATTTTTTCAAGGGAAAGAAGGACTACGAATACGCCTTTCGCAACAGCAGGAGCAAGCAGAACACGCCGATTTCCAGAATACGGGTATGGCAGATATTGAACGAGGCGGCGGACGCGGTTGGCTACAAGGAAAGCCTAAGCTGTCACACACTCAGAAAGACATTCGCCTACTGGCTTTACATGGACACAGGGGGCGACATTGTGATGGTGCAGGAGGTGCTGGGGCATGCTGACCCAAGCATTACGAGAAGATACATCGGGATTGACCAGCAGAAGAAGGAGAAGGCGATAAACGGACTTAGATTTTAAGAAAAGAAGCGGAAAGGAGGGAACAGCTTGGACAGGAAGAAGAACGGGCAGGGAAAGCTGCCGATGTGGCAGGAGCGACTACGCAGAAACAGCGCGGCGATGCGTGAGGAATTTGAGCAGATGGACAAGAGAACTGCCCTTTACAACGGGACGCGCGAGATTGAGAAAACACCGGACGCAAAGAGCAGCAAGGCGGCAGCACAGGCAAGCGGCGTGAGAAACATTGTGGCGGAGCTGATGGAGGCACAGGTTGACAGCAGCTTTCCCATGCCGAAGGTGACGGCAAGAAGGCAGGAGCATGAGGAGCTGGCGAAAACACTGGAGGATTTCCTCCGAAACGAAACAGACCGCCTGCCCTTTGAGATGCTGAACGACATGGATGAGCGAATCACACCCATACAGGGGGGAGATATCTTCCTTGTGGAATGGGACAGCGACAGACACACCCACGAGACGAGAGGGGAGCTTTGCGTGAGCCTGCTGCACCCCAGACAGGTGATTTTCCAAGACGGGGTGAACGAAATCAACGACATGGACTTTATCATCGTGCAGATGGGCATGTCGAAGAAGCATGTAAAGGAAAAATACGGCGTGAGCGTGGCGGACGAGACAGAGAGCGACCCCCAGAGCAGAGGCGGCAGAAGCACGGCGGAGGACGTTGTGACGGTGAATTTCGGATATTTCCGCAATGACAAGGGCGGCATTGGGCGTTACACCTGGGTGAATGACATGGAGCTGGAGGACTTGGAGGACTACCAGGCGCGGAAGATGAAACGCTGCACGAAATGCGGGGCGGACATGACAGGCTTGGACAGATGCCGACACTGCGGCAACGAAAAGGCGGAGGACTACGACAGCGACGAAATGGAGCTTTACGAGGACATTGAGACGAGAAACGGCGTGATCCCCATGATGACGGAGGAAGAAACCTATCCGGAGGGGATTAGTGAGAACGGCTTGATGATGGACGAATTCGGGAACGCTTACGAGGCTGAGCCGATGACGGTTGCGGTGCCGACAAGGATTCCCCGATACAAGCCCGACATTTACCCGATTGTGGTACGCAAGAACGTGAGCAGCTGGGGGAAGGCACTTGGCGACAGCGACATTGACAAGATTATGGACCAGCAGAACATGATTAAGAAATGCGACAGCAGGATTCAGGAGAAGCTGGACAAGGGCGGCAGTATTTTCACCAGAAGCGAAAAGACGGAGGTTTCCAAGACGGATGAGCAGCTGAGAGAGGTTATCTTTCAGGGGGCGGACGAGGCGAACCTTTTCGGGGTACACAACCTACAGGTGGACACAAACCAAGACCAAGCCATTGCTGAGGCGAATTATGAGCAGGCAAGGCGCATTTTGGGGATTACGGACAGCTTTCAAGGCAGACCCGACCGCACGGCAACGAGCGGCACGGCGAAGCAGATTGCGGTGGCGCAGAGTGCAGGGAGACTGGAAAGCAAGCGCATTATGAAAAACGCGATGTATGCGGATCTATATGCGGTAATGTTTCGCTTTCTTTTGGCTTACAGCGACGAGCCGCGGAGCGTGCGGCACAACAACATTGACGGCAGCACGACCTACAGCGAATTCAACAAATACGACTATCTGGCGCAGGATGCGGCAGGGGAATGGTACTGGCTGGACGATTTCCTTTTCAGCGTAGACAACACCTCAAGCCTTGCAGGGAACAGGGAATCCATGTGGCAGGAAATTCGCATGAATTTGCAGACGGGGGCATTTGGCGACCCGAGCGACCCTGAGACGCTGATTCTATTCTGGGAGATGATGGCAGGGCAGCACTACCCCGGGGCGGCGGAGATTCGGGAGAGACTGGAGAAAAAGAGACAGGAGCAGCTGGCACAGATGCAGATGCAGCAGATGCAGCAGCTTCCACAGGAGACACAACCTGCACAGGCACAGATGCCGACGCAGCAGGTGGCTGATGTTGGGGTGGAGGATGCAAGCGGGAACATAATGAGCATGATGGACGGCATGACAGGAGGTGTTTCAGGTGGACTGTAAGAAATGCGGCATTGAGCTGATGATTCTGGAAAGAGGCCCGTTATTGTTTGAGAACGATGACAGGGCGGATATGCCGACAAGGGCATATTACAACTTCAAATTCGGATGCAGAAACCCGGAGTGTGAGGAATACAAACGGGTTCAGAAAGAGGAGAAGGTTTATATTGATTAAAAATCTTTTCGGAAACGGGAGGTTTTTATATTACCGCATTGCGCAGCGGTTGCATGGCATAAATGCGTAGTGAGGAGCGGGCGAAGGCATGAGGAACGGCGAAAGGGGGTGAACGATATGAGAAAGCACGGAAACGGACTGGAAGTTGGTAGAGCCGGCACGATGGAAGTGAAGGCAACAAAGGGGGCTGAAAGCACAAAAGCACCCAAGAAGCAGACAGGCGGAGATTTGAGAAGCACTAAGCGCTAAGTCAAAATCAGGATTTTGATTTGGAAGAAGGAGGAAAGCAGAATGGCAGGATATGACGAAGATTTCTGGGGCGAGGACTTCTTGGAAGGCGAGGAAACCACAGAAACAGAAGTAGGGACAGAGGGAGAAGAAGGCACAGAGGGCACGGAAGGCACGGAGGGTGCGGAAGGTGCAGCAGTGGACGTTGACGGCGAAGGCACAGAGGACACGGAAGGCGGAGAGGGCGAGGACGAGGGCTTCAGCCCCGACCTTTTGGCACGCATTGAGGCGGAGACACAGAAAAGGGTGGACGCACGCATTGCGAGGGAATTTGAGGGGATTTTGAACCCCTACACAAACCAGCCCATCCGCACAGAGGCGGATTTGACTGCTTACCGCAGTGCATTTGCGGCGGAGGAGCAGAGACAGCAGCTGGAGGAAATGGGCGTTTCCAAGGAGGTTTTGGACAGCTACATTCAGAACCACCCTGCCATGCAGCAGGCACAGCAGGTGATCCACCAGCAGGAGCAGCAGGCGGCAAACGACTTTATGGCGAAGGAATTTGAAGCGATGAAGAAGGAATTTCCGGACTGCGGACTGGAAAGCCCCCAGCAGCTGAATGAGACAGAGGCAGGCAGGCGCGCCTTGCAGATGTGGGCGAACGCACCCGGCATTACGCTTGCGGATGCCTACGCGGCAACGCACAGAAAAGAGCTGAGCAAAAAGCAGAGCGCAGCGGCAAAGCAGGCTGCCATGAACGAGATGAACAGCAAGGGACACCTGCGCCAGACGAAGGGGAGCAACGCAAAGGGGGACGTGCCGGCAGAGATTGCGGAAGAATACAAAAAATATTTCCCCAATGCAACACATGAGAAGATTGCGGAAATGTATTGGAAAAACCAAAAAGCAACGGAATAAGAAGGAGTTGAGAGAACATGTTTAAAGTGAAAGACAGACAGAACAGCTGCGTAGAGCCTTTTGAATTTTTGCCTGCAAAGGACAGCGAGGTTTACGCACTGGGAGAGGCATTAAGCTACACAGACAAGGTGACAAAATGCGGCGCAACGGAAAAGCCCACACACATTTGCATGGGGCCTGCGGATGCGGGCGTGGTTCCCGTGATGCCTGTGCTGGCAACGACAAGATTTGAAGTGCCCTATGACGCAAAGCCCACGGCAGGGACTGCGGTGACACTGGGCGCGGCAGGGCTGAGCGTGACAGCGACCACGACAAGCGGTGTTTTCACTGTGACGGATGTGGACGAAGCAAACGGAACAGCTTGCGGCTTTTTTAAGTAAGCGGATGAGCCACTAAATCAAACATAAGGGATGCAGTCAGAGGATGACTGCTTTTTTATTGCAAAAAAAAGGAGTGAAGAACATGAGCGGAATTATCTTTTCTCAGGCGAGCGGCCTGAATAACAGCGTTTTTGGCAAGAGTCAGGAGCCTATCAAAAGCATGATTACGGCAGGCGTGGAAAGCTTTGAGGAAACCAGCCTGCTGGACAAGATTTTCTACATGGATAAGACAAAGAACTTTGCGGAGAAATACGCAACCATGACTTCTCTGGGGAACTTTCAGGACGTTGGCGAGAACGGCGCGACACCACAGGACAGCTTCCAGGAGGGCTTCTGCAAGGTGATTGAACCCAGCACATGGAAGCTGGGCTTTTCCATCACAGCGGAAATGATGGAGGACAACAAAATCGGCGATATCAGCAATGCGGCGAAGCGCTTTACCACAAGCTATGGCAGAACGAGAGAGCAGTTCGGCGCGGCACTGCTTTCCAACGGACACAACGCCAAAATGAAATGGAACAAAAAGGAATACAGCATTACCTGTGCGGACGGAAAGCCCTTCTTCTTCAAGGAGCACCCCAGCAAGGTAGACGGCGTTTCGCTGAAGCAGAGCAACCTGTTTAAAGGAGCGTTCAGCGTGCTGACGCTGGATGCGGTGCAGGAGGCAATGCAGGACTTCAAGGACGACAAGGGCAACCTCTTGAACGTGAAGCCCGACACCATCATCATCCCCAACAGCGGCCCTCTGAAAAGAGAGGTTCTGGCGGCGGTCGGCAGTGAGCTTGACCCCAGAAGCAACAACAACGCTTGGAACTTCCAGTGCGGTCTGTGGAACGTACTGGTATGGGCGGAGCTGCCTAAGACCATCGGCGGCAAGCCTTACTTCATTCTGATGGACAGTGATTACATGCAGCAGTACGAATGCATGCCTTGGCTGGACAGAATCAAGCTGAAGGTGGACAGCTACATTGACCACAACACACACGCAAACGTTTTCAGCGGCAGAAGCAGATTTGCGGCAGGCTTCAACAACTGGAGAGGTGCGGCGTTGTGTGGCGAAGGTTTAACCGGAGGCACAGATTTGACAACGCTGAACGCTTAAGTCAAAATCAGGATTTTGACTTGGGGGGCAGAGGGATAAACAGATCTGAGCCTGCAAAGCAGGCGACAGCCTGTTTTCCTCGGCGGAAGTAAATTCCGCCTGCGGATTCCATGCGGGGACACCCCTGCACCCCGAGGCGGTTATTGAGAAATACAAAAAGGGAAGGAGGCACGGGCGCATGAGCATTACTTGGAAGGAATTACAGGAAACGTGCCTGCGGAAGATGGACAGCTTGGACGGGGCAGCGCTGGCGAAGGACAGCAACAATGCGGCATACCTTTACGGTATGCCTGCCGCCGCCAATGAGGCATTGATGCTTTTGGCAACGAACGGGAGATACTGGAAGAAGCTGCTGACAATTACACAGAAAGAGGGAGAAACCGCCGCAAAAGGAGAGCCTTTGGGCGGTTTTCTTGCCTACGACCTGCGGCAGCTGGCGGAGGGCTTTTACTGCATTGACAAAATCAAGCGGGCAAGCGGCACGGACTACGGCACCTATTCCGGCTACATGATGGAGGGTGACCATGTGCTGCTGCTGCCGGCAGAGGACGAAGGGACATTCCGCATCTGGTACAACGCATACCCCACGCGGATTACGGCAGAGACAGCGGCAGACTTCCCCATTGACCTGCACGAGGATGCGGCACATTATGTGGCGCACTACATGGCAGGGCAGCTATACAAGCATGACGACATCAGCATTGCACAGATTTACATGAACGAATTCTTTGAATGGATGGAGCGGCTTGCGGAAAGCGGACGAAAGGCAGACGGCAGGAACGCCGGCAGCGGCGGCTGGACGAGTGTAAAAAATTACTATTAAGCCGCTGAGCTGCTAACTTGAAAGCGGGATTTTGACTTGGGAGACAGAGGAGTGATGAAGAATGGTGAGATTCAGTGTACCTTCCTCTCCTGCCAGAAACGTGGTGAAGATTGAGACCTTCAAGGGGGTTGACCTAAACAGCAGCCCCAGCAACGTGGAGATTACCCGAAGCCCCAACGCGCCGAACATGATGCGAGATGTGCCGGGGAAGGTGCGCAAGCGGCAGGGCTACGAAAGAATTGCACAATTTTCCGGCAAGCGCATCAACGGGGTTCACATTCTCAGGAGCGCAGAGAAGAACGAGGAGAAGGTTTTGATTCATGCAGGAGACAGCCTTTATCTGGAGGGGAAGGCGATTTACACAGGGATGGCGGACGAGAGAAGCGTGGGGCGGCAGTTCTACGGAAAGCTATTCATTTTTGACGGGAAGAAGGCGCTTTGCTACGGCGAATTTGAAACAGAGGAAACAGCCGCAGCCGAGACGGAGACGGACAAGGAGGAAAAGCCGAAGGCATTCATGGTGAAGCCCTTAGAGGATGCGGCATACATCCCGACAGTGATTATCAGCCGAAAGCCGACAGGCGGCGGCACAACCTTAGAGCCCTTGAACCTCATCGGGCGGAAATGGAAGGAAAGCTTTCTTTCGGACGGGACGGCGAAGGTTTACCAGCTGACGGCGAAGGATTTGGATGCAGACAAGGTTGCGGTGCGCATCATGACGAAGGAGGGCGAATGGACGGACAAGAAGGAAGGCACAGATTTCACGGTTGACAGAAAGAATGGAACTGTGACCTTTACGACCGCGCCGGGGGCAAGCCCTGTGGTGGGGTATGACAATGTGGAGATTACGGCGGCAAAGACACGAAAGGGCTACGCCGAGAAAATCAACAAATGCAAAATTATTTCGCTTTTCGGCGTGAACGGGGCAATGGACAGGATGTTTCTTTCCGGCAACCCGGACTTTCCGAACCGAGACTGGTACTGCAAGATGGCGGACGGGTTTTTCTGGGGCGACCTCTGGTACAGCACGCTGGGGCAGGACGGCAGCGCGATTGTCGGCTACAGCATCATCAACGACAGGCTTGCGGCGCACAAGAGCGACGCAGAGGAGGGGCGAAACGTCATCCTCCGCAAGGGGGAAATGGGCGAGAAGGACGCGACCTTCCCCATCATCGGGACGCTGACAGGCAGAGGGGCTTTAGGCAGCCACACCTTCGGATACCTTGGGAGCGAGCCTTTATTCCTGACGGACATCGGCATTATGGCAATTACGGCGGCGGACTTGACGGGGGAGAAATACAGCCAATCCAGAAGCTACTACATTGACAATGCGCTGACGGCGGAAAAGGGACTTGCGGATGCGTACGCATATATCTGGCGTGATTTTTACCTCATCAGCAACGGATGGGGCAGGGTTTACCTTCTGGACGGCTTACAGAAAAGCTACGAGAGGGACAACCCCTACAGCAGCTTTCAATACGAATGCTATGTTTGGGAGAATGTGCCGGCAAGGGTTTTCTGGGAGGATGCACAGGGGCGGCTTTGCTTTGGGGATGCAGAGGGAAACCTCTTCCGATTTTTTGACGATGTGACGAACCAGAAAAGCTACAACGACAACGGCAAGGCGATTTCAGCCAGATGGGACACGGCAGAGCTTTCCGGAAAGCTTTTCTACAAGAACAAAAACTTCCGCCGACTTGACTTTGTGCTTGCGCCTGCGATTGCAACGGGGGCGAAGGTATTTGCACAGGTGAAGGGGGTCTGGAGTGAGATTTTCGACAGCGGCGCGCGGGCGATGTACTTCGACTTTACGCACATCAACTGGGAGAGAATCAACTTTTCGACAGACGACACGCCCAGAACGATTGGCGGCAAGATAAAAATCAAGAAGGTAGACAAGGTTGCATTCAGTTTGCGGAACGAGCAGCTGAACGAGCCGTTCGGGATTTATTCTTTAGCCATGGAATACACAGAAAACGGTAACTACAAGGGATAAGGGGGTTATTATGGCAGATACGAAAAGAGAGGATGCGGCGGCATACGTCATTTTGGACAGCGCGCTGAACGGGAAGGGCGTTTCCGCCCAGACAAACCCCATGGAGAAGCCGGAGGACGAGGCGAAGGCGGTTTTTGACGAGCTTTCCAAGGACATCATCATTCCTGCATTTAACAAATTTGTGCTTTTCATGGCGGCGCAGCTGGGGATGATTGACATGACGAAGGACGCGGACAAGCCGATTTCCGCCGCGATGCAGACCGCCCTTGACAAAAAGCAGGACAGGGAGAAGCGAACGGGGAGCGAAACGCTTTACAAGGTGCTGACGGACAACAACTTTACGGACGAGGCGGCGGAGCAGCTGGCGGCAGCCTTTGCGGCACTGCACGAGCATGCAAACAAGGCACTTTTGGACGGGCTGACGCAGGATGACATTGACAACTGGAACGGGGCGAACGTGCTGACGAAGGACAACAAGGAGCCTTACGAGCCGAGGGGCGAATATCAGCCGGCTACGGTGCGATTTGTTCTGGACAGGGTGGTTGCGATTGGGGCGGCAGACATGCAGGCGCGGATCTACGACCCACAGAACCGGCAGGCGGACATCTTCGGGGAGATGGACAAGACAGCGGCGGCCCTGCGAAAGGAAATGGCAGAGGCCTCGGCGGATGCAAGATACATCATTGACGATGTGACCGGGGAGAAATACCGGCTTGGGGTTTCGGGCGGCGGCTTATATTACAGGAAGGAGGAGAAGGCATGAGCAATCCGATTTTTATTGCGCGGCAGGACACGCTGGAGAATGACATTCTGCCGGCGCACTGGCTTTCGCAATACAAGCTTTTCGGGGAGGAAAGCTACACCTTTCAGGACAAGGAGATTTGGAAGAGGCTCTGCATGAGCCGTGCGGCGGCGAATGACAGGGACATGCATGCAGAGGCATTAGAGGAAATGCTGACAACATTTTCCGCGGAGCATACAGGGAAATGGATGCTGACGGTTTACGGGATGGATGCGGCGGTGCTGGAGGGGCTTGCGACCATGGCGGCAGTGGCAGGAAACGGCACAGCCATGGCGGCGGTGGCAGGCAATGCGCTTTTGATGCACGCCATCACAAACAGCGAGACAGCGATGCGCGTCATTGCGAACAGCCAGACAGCCATGCAGAGGGTCGCAAACAGCGCCACGGCGATGGATGCCATCAGCGGAAGCAAAATTGCGAGGGGCGCAGTGCAGGCTTCGCCCTACTACAACAGCTACATCAAGGAGAACGACATGGCGATTGCGAAGCTGGCGGTTGCTCTGGCAAGCCTCGAATCTGCAGGCTACTCCGGCATGGCAGGAGTAGCCGCAGATTCGACCGCTATGAACGCAGTCGCTGCGAGCAGCACCGCTATGAACGCAGTCGCTGCGAGCAGCACCGCTATGAACGCAGT